GGCTAGTGCCTTGGCTGTCAGACCGATACGGCTGTTGGGGTCATAGTCGCCCTCAACCTCTGCCTTGACTGGTGTGCCAGCAACGCTGTCCCAAACGATACACACAAGTTTATCTGGTGCTTTCTCACGGATGCGTCCAATCAGCCGTTCAATCGTCTCGAAGACTTCCTCTACAGTTCCAGGTTGTACATACAAGAAATTATTCTTGGTGTCAAGTCCCAACTGTTCCATAAAGTCTGGGGAGGCTGCATTCTCTGTATCAATATAAACAGCAACCCCTCCCATCTTTTGTGTGTTCGCCAAAATCTGCGTGACGATAAGGCTCTTACCGCTGGCAGACTCACCAGCAATCGTGGTGAGCTTGCCGACAGGGATACCCCCATCTCGGCGGTTAGAAATAATATAATCCAGAAGAGTTGAACCTGTTGAGATCCAAGTCTTCACATCTGTTGGGTTGTCCCCGTGCAGATCGTATGCAATGTTTTCTTTCGCTGCCTTGTTTAACTCGCTGCGCAAGTCACTTACAAGACTGTTTCCAGACTTATTAGCCATTTTATCTCCAAAAGTGGAGAGGCACCTGTACCCCGTGCCTCCCTGCGGGCTGACGGGTCAACTACGCCAGAAGATCATCAAACGCTGACTCAATGTCCGCAACACCTTCCATACCGTTGTCTGGCTTGGCTGGCGCATTGTTGTAACGAGTCGTCTCGTTTGTGCTGGCCACCTCGGTATCACCGAGCGTTTCGTTGAGAACCTTCTCGCATTGCTCATAGGTAGCGACATCAAATACTTCGTCAGCAGTCTTGATACTTTCCAGAAGAGTGTTGACTTGCTCTTCCGTATCTGCAAGCTTGCTGGTCCTGCGCATCGGGCGGACATCAGTCGTCGGGAAGGACTGACCAGACTTCTTGCCGTAGTCGATACGGATGTCAGTGCCCTTCTCTGGGTCGGTGATGTCCCCGTACTCGGGATCAAGAACTACATCAAGCAGTGCTTGGTAGGTGGTGCGGGAAAAGCCCCACCAGCGAACGCCCTTATCTTCCTCGCCACGAACGACGATGGGAGCGAAGATACGCATCTTAGGCCAGAAGCGCTTTGCTGCTTCCTTGGAGCCGTCGGTGCCTTCGTTCCAGAGGCGGGTTCCCCACTCTGCGATGGGGTCAGCATCACCGTTGGTCCGTGGACTGAGAACGGTGGTCTTTCCTTCTGCGCCCATACCGTAGTGGTAGTACGCTTCAAAGAAGGGGTCGCCGTCCGGCGGGCAGACCAAACGAATTTGGTGAGTACCCTCGTCAGGCTTCCAAAAGTTGTCAGAGGCGTCACCGCCTCGGTTAGTAAGAGCAGCGTGCTTTTGCCGCATCTTTGCAAGATCAATACCCATTGTATTCTCCTTTACTGGTTAGTTGACCGTGATCTACTATAACACACCCTAACAGGGCTTATAGTAATTCTAATTCTTTTTTTATTTTCCTAATAAAAAGGAGGGGTTAGACCCCTCCTTTTGGCTGTGCGTATTGTGATATCTTAGTTGATATCAATAATCACGGGTTGCGTCTCCGCTTTCCGTGGGATGGTAACCGACAGAAGTCCGTTGTGAAAGTCAGCAGTGCTTGCCGTCAGGTCAAGGTTGCTGTCATAGTTCACAAAGGTTTTCTGAAAACTGCGGCGGGCGATGCGTCGATTGCTGTCGCCCTCCGTATTGGCCTCCGCACGCACAGTGAGGCTGCTCTTTTCTGGTTGGATCTCAATACTGAGATCTTCTTTGCTAAAACCTGCGAGAGCGAACTCAAGAGTTGTGCTCCCGTCTTCATTGGAGAAGATGTCAGCCACCGGATAACCGGAGGTTGACTTTCTCGCTAGTGATTGGAAGTCTCCGAACAGTTCATCAAAGATGCTGCGTCCAAGAAGACTAGGTGTGTTGTATCGTACTAAATTGCTCATTTTGTTTCCTCCTTTAATAAGCAAGGTTGTTGTGACTCCCGAAGGCAGTCAAGATCGCAAGCACCGCACAGCCACTTGCTTTCTGTATATAACTATATCTTAAAATTAATCTATGTCAAGCTTTATGATTAATTATTTTCTTCGCTCTCTACTTTGTATATTTTTACGACGTCAACTTTGTGAACTTTAAGCTCTTTTCCTGTCAAGAGCATAATGGAGTTTTCATAGTTTTCCCAATTTAGTTTCAAGTGTCGGCCTGTTTGCCCATTGTTTTCTGAAGCGACAGCCGCATTAAGAGCATTAATTGTATAAAGGGTGTTAGACGCTTTTTTTCTGTGAACTCTCATAGTAAAAAGGCGACTATTTAATGGCTTACCTTTTTGAAGGTAGGCGTTATAAGTGATTATTTTCCTATCTGGATCATCAGGCATACCCAGAAGAAAAATTAAATTGTTTGTAAGATCGACAGTGGCGGCAATGTGCTCTACTTCGGTTAGTATCCTATCCTCGTCACTTGTCGGTATAAATGATGCCAACAAAACCCCACGCCCTTTATTTGAACTCAAAATAAACTACCTCTTTAAATACAGTATAAATAGACTGCCAAAACGGTAATCTCGTATTAGGGCTGTATTCTCGGTGAATAAAAAGAGCAGAGAACGATAACGCCATCTAATTCTGTCGAATGAACCGAAAACCCGGTATCGACCTCATCTTTGCCGAATCTCTTAACTTGTGCTTTTATTTTTTGCATTAGCTTATTGTCACTTGCCAACATTTCATCTGGGATGCCAAAATAAAAGTGAGCACTCTTCTCATGTTCGATGGGGAAAAGAAACTTTATATCTATATTTTTATCAAGGGAGGCCAACCCATATGTGCCAATCCTACAAATTTTTGGGGGCTGGAGTTTTGTCTCTAATATGGAGCCAGTGTTTTCAAAATAGTTTATCATTGCCGGGATGTAAGAAACAAAATGATAAATGCTTTTCTCGTACTGCGAGACCGGCACATCACCCACCATATCCTCCACCCGAGACCGATCAATGATCATCATTTTTTCCAAAAGACCGCTGCGTGTATATTCCTGTAGCACATTGTAGACAATTTTGTCGTCCCTTTTTTGGATCACAGAAACAACGTCCTCATCGGGCCTAATATAAATTACCATTATCTTTGTGTGTTTAATTTTTTCCAACAAGGACAAAGTAATTCCAGTCACTGGATCACCCCCCTGTAACACAAAAATTATATTGTCATTTTTCTTAAATCGCCTACAGAAAAGATCTGCCTCAACAGCGTCAAAGTTTTTCTCATATTTATCAATGCTTTTTTCTGGCTGTATATAAAGGCTGTTCTTAACGCCAAGGTCTGAACTGATCCTAAAAACTTTATACTCTGGGTATTGCTTGAACTGGTCCGCTATGCCACAGCCGGCCTTTCCAAGTCCAATAACTTTGTAGTTGTCAGGTGTCCCATCCGTAACTATATCAGACAGACTCTCTTGGTCAATTTCAATACTCAAATTTCTTAAGACTCCCCAGGTTTTTTCCTCTACTAGTATTTACACCAAACTTACCAAATTTTGTCGAACTCATTAAATCCCTAATAGGAACAAGCAGATGTTCGTCTTGTTTATCTAAGTCAATTACTATCGAGTCGTGTATTATACAAGATATGAAAGACCGGGCTGCCCTATCTTGTAACAAGTGATTAATCTTGATAGCCTGCAACAGAGTCAACTCAGCAGTGGTGGATTGGATAATATAGTTCAAGGCGTGGTGAAGGTCCACATCCTTGATGACTTTCCCTAACGGAGTCAGGACAGTGTTGCCATTCCAAAACTTCTCGATCACTTTTTCTTTATTATAGAAGTGCTGAAGCTTTTTTCCTTGGGTGCTTTGATTTATTTTCTTTGCGCCGTAAAGCCAAGCAAAGAAAGCAGTCTTGCTTTCCTCTCTCGTTATCTTTTTGTCAAAAACCTCATCTCTATGAAAATCATGAATATCTACCAAAGGCTGTGGCTTCCCCAGAACGCCCATCAGAACCCTGGCCTCTGCGCCGTTAAAATCAAACTCGACAAACTGATCATTAACTGGTTCAACGACTGATCTCATATCTTTTCTTATCGTGAGTATGGGAAAGGATTTTTTACTAGTCGTGAGTCGCCCGGTAATTGTGCCAAATTGATTGTAAGAAATATACTGACTTGTGCCAAACTGTCTGTCAAGCGCCTTCTCGTAAGATTTTACTTTTCTGTAGTTAATGTTCAGGCGTCTATTCGATATCTCCTCTAGCATCTGGCACACCTTTAGAAGGAACTCGTAACGACGAGGGCGCTTATAATTTTTGATGACATACTCAGTAATACTATTCTTAATTCGGCAAAAGTCCATCAGAAATCTTTGCGGAACCAGATCATAAAAACAGTTTTCGGTCCTGTCCACCTTTGCCAGTCCTAGCGACCTCTGAAATGCTTGTATCTTTTGAGACACATCTCGCCAGTCATCCTGCAAGTATTCAGGTATGGCCGACTCCAATGGACTCCCCTGCAAATACAAATTAGCATACTCTATGTTTGCCAGGTCCTTTAGGTAAGTGCAGTATTTCCAAGTGGCAGTCAGTTCCGTTGGAAACAGACTCGGATCAAAAACCAGCTTGTCGTCACAATAAATACCTACACACTCTGACTTATCGTCCAAAGTTTGAAATAGCATCATTACCTTTCGCTAATACTTATTTATATCGCCTACTGTGTCAATTGTTAAGGCTCTGGTTGTCACTGGCCCTAAGATCTCTCCTTGCAGATACTTCAATGCTAATAAGTATTTTCTGTCCGTGTTGCCAGCAACAAAATCGTATATAGCCATCACATCCCTCAAGTTCTTCTTGATTATTCGATTGCTCACTTTTTGTTTTCTTTCAACTCTTCGCAAAAGGTAATAGCACTTAAGGTTCCACTTGTCACCATAAGACCCATTGGCCCTGAACTCCTCAAAGGTTATTATCTGTCTACGAATAAGCTGACTACGGGCTGTCAAACATATTCCAGTTTCATCAGGAGTGTATATACTTAAGATTGGCTGCCTGTTGACTAAGGCATTGTAAAAATCTAAAAGGTAAACTTTAATAATATCCATATCTGTTCTCCAGCACTCAACATGCGCTGTAGAGAAAAAACCAGTGAATATTTCATTTGCATCTTGAGAGTTGCGTAAGCTTGAGTATTCATTGTACCCAACAGCATGGCGAACAACGTCTTGCAGTCCAGGGATTTGTGAGAACCCAAACGGATCAATACTCGGGAAGTCGCCCTGGATTAACGGGTTGTCGCAATCATCAAGGTTGTTCTCATTATTAAGATTAAAATCATCAAGCGGGACACCAACCATATATTCTTTCATCGCTGCTGATTGTAAATCGGCGACAAACCTCCAGGGGGCATTTTCGTCTATGCCAAATCCATACTGTGTGGCCAAAGAAGATATTAAATCAAAGTTAGCATCTAAAAAATACTTTTCAGATTTTGGAAAATCATCGTTGTGATCATCCTCACTAATACTAATAACAAGCCCACTATTAAGCGGGGAACAATAAAAACTCTCTACAAAACCAGACACTGTTATTGGTCCTGTTGTTTCTGTATAATCTCTAACAAAGTTAGTGAAGACTTTTAGGAAAGAATCAACATCTTGTATTTGTTGGTTCTCATTTTTAAACGATCCTAAGTAAGTGTTCGAAAAGAGTGGAAATACAGTCTCTGTCATATATTGATGATAACCAGAACTAATACTTCTGAAAGCTTTTTTAGCGGCGATGTTGGCGTAAGGACCAGAGGGTTCCATAATCCCTTTCTCAACTAACTCTTTTATTTTGTCTCCGAGATCTCTCCAAGCGTCTGCAACAAAGTTAATCGCAAAAAGCGGCTCCTCACTGGCTGCGTGGCGTAATGGCTTTAAGTATTGTTCGTTAACAATTGTTGCATTCCCAACATTATTTATCTTGCCAAAAAAAGAATCTTTGCCCCAAAAATTAAATGACCTTTGGGGACCTAACAATGGCAGGATGGATTCCACATATTTTCTTCGTTGAATGTGAGCACGGGCAGCATTGGAATCTACATTTGCCACAGAAAAAAGATAGGGTTGATCAGTGATAGTCGGTTTAGGCGGCTGTGTCATCTATAATCAACTCCCGGCTCTCTGTAGGAACATACACGTTAGTCTGGTCTCAAAGGTTGATGGGTTGATTGTATTCTCTGATTTCACTACCACATAATAGCCACCAATCCCTAGCTTCCTAGCGAGTTCCTTACCGAAAGCAAAATCACCATTAATAAAAATAATACTACCGTTTCTAAAAAAAGTGTTTCCAACCAATGTTAGTTCTACGTCTTGAGGAAGTATCAGTGCGGACCCCTGACTATTGGCCTCAATATGCATGGCTCTCAGTTGAGGTATTTTCTTCTCAGAAAAAGCAAAGCTTTTAACAATTCCACGATCAGCGCCAAGTGTAAGATGGAATATCCCACTTTGTTTATCTCTTAACGCATCACCATTCAGCTTCCCAGGGTCTCTAATCGTGCAAAAAATAATAAAAAATGTTCTTGACTCGCCACGTTTAACCATCGCTTTGTTTGCGCTTGCTGCCTTTGAAATACGTTTAACTACGCCTGACCCAAATCTCCCCCCTTGAGGACGAGTTATTTGCCTAAGATCTGTATTTGAAACTTTAGGGTATGTTAACGTTGTCATAGAAAAACCAATGTTAACCTCATTGTCACTGCTGCCAAGAGCATCATTCATCAGTGGTGCCACGAGTTTCGTCAGAAGTTTGTTTATAAATGATCTGATGCTTATTTTTGCTGGCGGGGCAGCAAGTCCTGTATAGTTGTCTAGGAACCACTGAGCGAACCACTCAAAATTTATCGGTATATCAGCGATACAAAAATTAGCGTTCTTATTGTTGGTTAGACCTACTGCGGAACCATTAAACGACCCTAGAACAATGGAGGCATCCATAACCTCCATCAAGGGAGGCCTGGAAAAGCTAGAATCGGTTGATGCAACATCTAATATGTCACCCACGGTAAAAAAGACAACCTTAGTTTCACCAGCTTTATTTTTTCTGTCCTGGGCAGTTACACCACCCGGCTGAAGCGCATTCATTGTGTCTTCAGCCTCTAAACCGGACGATTTTCTTACGTTGGCCCTTACAGCTTCAGTAAATGCCTGTTTGCGATCTTGGATACCTGTGCGGTCTAATTGACCAACTACAATATCTACGACACTACCCTGTGACGTTGCAGTCTCTGGCGAGGATTCTGTTAGAGTTTTCTTTTTTGCTGTCACAAATCTTGCTTTACCCGAGTTAAAAAGGCTTTGTATAAACATTGCATGCCTCGCAGACTGTGTTCTTTTTTCTAACATCGCTCGCACTATCTTGCAGGCTTCTAGTCCTTTATCCAATTTTTCTATTAGTTTTGCATATTTTTTGCCTGACTTATTATTATTCTCGTTGCAATATTGCTTGGCCATGCGGAGGGTTTTCTCTTCATATTCAACAGCGGCTAAACTAATATTAAACCCATCTTGCCCTGTATAAGGATCCTTCTGTGGTTGGGCTTTTAATTGTTTAAAAATATATCCTTTTGATGCTCCAGAGCCTCCAAATAAATCAGTTTCCTTTGGATCCTTGCTCGAATCCGCCCTGGTTCCTGCATCATAAGCATCATTGGCCGTCCTCTTTTTCCCACCGCTACCATAGGCTATGTCTACTAGTTTTCTACCCGTGTTGTTAACCCCCCAGAGCATTCCAGGCTTTGCTTCAGTTGAGATAGGGATAACTTGTAGACTGGTTTTTGGGTCATTGGATACCCTGCTAAAAATGTCTGATGCGTCGGCGTCAGAGAGTAAGCTATCAAGCGAACCAACATATTCAATATTTACAGTCACCTGTCCTTGTTGCCCAAACTCCAATTTATACTTGGTGAAGTTAAGAAGTATGGTTTTTTGAGTCGCTGCAACCGCTTTCTTAAACGTTTCAACTTGATTGGGACTCATACCAGCATAATATGCAGGATCGTTCACTCTTTGTGGCACACTCCAGCCAATTTTTATTTTCAGTTGTTTAAAGCTTTTCTTAGCGTCAGTCTTGTTATTCTCAGCGGCCGCCCCTAGATTACCGTCCCCCATAGTTTTAAATCTTTTTTGGATATCCTCCAAAACTTGATCTTTTTTATTAGACCCTCTCACTAGATCTTTAGCATTGTTTGCATTGAATATAAACCCTAAAAATTGTTCAGAAAGTAATTCCTGTGCGTTAGCAAAAAACAGCTTAACTGACGCTTTTAATGTCTTGTCGCCCTCGTGCTTGTTGTCAAACATCCAAACAAACTCTTGTATGCCGACTTGAGAACCCTTAGTATTAGCGTCAAGTATGCTTGTTTCGTCTCTCTTAACTTGAAGTTGCCCACGAAGTTTTTTCGCCGTGGCAACCATACGTTGTCCAGAAACGTGGTCACTAAACTCAAAAGGGGTCTCTACAAGTTTTCCGTTTTTTCTTTCGGCGAAAAAAAACTCTATGCGGGGCACTAAAGAACTAAGGACCGCTGGCGAAGCATCGATGAACTCTTGAATGAGAGGTGGGTTTGCCATCTGTGATACCAAGCCAACAGAATTGTCACTCCTGCCATAAGAAGGAGTGTGAGCCAAAATGTTCTTAAATTTAGATCTTCTAATTTGTTCCTGTATTTGCTCAAACGCTCCAAATAGATAATTTTGAGCGTTTTCCGTAATTAAAGCAACCGCCTGTTCAGGGGTTACTTCGCCTTTTTTTTCTTCTTCGCTCACTATATAGCCCCATTTGATTCTTCAAAGAATTCTAAAAGCTGAGTTATGTCTGTGCCGACATAAAACACCTCGCCTACCTTAAAGTGCGCTTCTGTTGGCTTTCTATTGATCCAGGCTATTAGCCACCACAAAGTTGGGTCTCCATAAAACTCATTTGCCAAGTTGTAAAGCCTAGAAGTTGAACTCCATACGAGTGTTGCAAAGGCCATCTCTGTTCTTTCCTCGAACGTTGGATAGTAAAACCTGGCGGTCTCATATTGGATTAGTTGTTGTATGTCCCTTTTATCAAAGAAAGTTTCTTTGTATGAATCCGTATCATTTATAAATAACCCTCTTGTGTTATATCTTGAAAATGACATTTTTATCTTCTACCTTTACTATCCTTAAGGGCTTTTTGATCCTTACCGCCGTTTGTTTTATTTTCTTTTCTTTGGTTTCTTGGTGGGAGCACTACGCTGGTGCCCGCCTTCTGAGATGTTGAGGGCATAGGAGAATCAGTCCTGTATGGGAAACCATTCTTTGACTCTCTTAGAACTGATTTGCCTTCGTCTCCTGTTGTGAAACCCATCATATGTTCGTGTAGCACATTTAGCTCGAAATTTAATGTTACACTTTTAGGGTAAACAGCAGGTATATCATTATCCATAAACATTCCATTTTCACTACGAACATCAACCGTAAAGCCATTTATATATCCCAAAAGACCCTTATTTTCCTCTTTGGAGTTATGGATTAAATTTAAAAACTTTACCCTCACCAAAGGTGACATATTTAAAACAGCACCCGTAGTGTTTCCACCTTGTTTTTGATATGTTGGATAGTTAAAGGACATCAAAACATTAATCAAGTCCATATTTCTTTTTGCTTGTGCCATTGAATTAGCAGGGACATTCCAAGACATTGCTATCGCACGCCTAGTGTTTTGATAAACGGCGATTGGATCCATACGACCATAGACATCCTCAGCGTTCCACTGCTGAGTAAAGGCGTCACTAAAGTTTTCAAGATAAGCTGGGAACTTGACCTTGTAGCCAGTGGGCAAGTGCTCTATTTCGAGATTGTATCCTTCATTATAAAGGTCTTGCTCGCCGGACGAGATGTCATTAAAACCCTCAACAGAGTTAACTCCATTTTCCAGATTTGTTGGTTTAAACACAGTCATATTTTTACCTCGGTGTCAGGTCGTAACGTTCTTTCATTATATTAACTACAACGTCGCCAAGTATTCTTTCATTTACTTTAAGTTGAATTGTTCTTTCTCTTCCGCCGTCAGCTTGTCCGCCAGCAGGGGCTGAACCAACTGCGTTAGCTAGTTCTGTTAAGGCCGGAACACTAGCCGTTCTTGACTCAACCATAACACTTACTATTTTGTCAAACACCCCCTGGGCGTTTTCTAGTTGAGATTGGTCTACCTCTGTAGTGGCTTTCACCACTTGGGTAAGTTTTTCCATACCCTCGGCAGTGACTGTTATTCCCTCTCCGACATTAGTAATAGAACTAATCAGCAGCCCTATGCCAGCGGCAGCAGCGCCAATACCAAGACCTATCAAGGCAACGGCTGCACCTATGGCGTACATCGCTTTAATTGCAAAAACACTGCCCGTGGCAAATCCTATCATAGCCGGGATTAGGAAATACAGCGCAAGGGCTAATCCCATCAACCCTGCACTAGCACCTATCATCTGCTCAACGGACAACTTTGAAAAGGACTCTACAAAAAAAGACATCCCAAGCGCTGCGGCTCCGACGCCCAAACCAATCATTAGGATGGCTGCACCCAACGCAAGCATTGGACCAACCGCAAATCCAGCAGCCGTGCCAGTAACTGTTGTCGCAGCAGCACCTCTCAGTTTGGCTTGCGTAACCAAGTCTTCAGATCCAGCTTCGGCTCCATTCGCAGCGACAACCGCTGGGGTCTCTGCTATTTTTTTCATTCTAAAAAATGCTTTGGTAGCCTCAAGTCCATTAGCGATTTTATCTTTTCCATTTTTTATTATCTGCAAAGCAAGTTCTTTTTTAGTCTGGGCAACGCCTATTGCTTGGGCCGACAACAGCGCTAACCTAATTGCATGGTATGTTTTGAAGATCCCTACGGCTGCTGTTACAAGAGCTATCAGTTCCGGTATCGCAGGAAGTGTAAATATTACCATAACAGCCGACAAAAGTTTAAAGAATGGGCTAAACGCTTGTATCAAACGATCGCCTATTACAGCGAGTCGTTCTTGGGCTGTTGTAAGTCTCGCTGCTCGCTCGGCAGCCAACTCTTGGTCTTTCTGGTATTGAGCGTATTTGACGGGATCACCAAAAAGCTTGGCGGCCATATCGACATCCACGCCCATCATCTCGGCGATGGCTTGTCTTTGTCTCCGATCCATTTGATCAAAATTCTTTCCGCTTGTTCTGAACTCTTCCTGTAGCATTTTTATACGTTCGGCGTGGGATAGCTTCATCATCTCAACTGAGTTAATTTGTAGCCCCAGTTGGGCGTTCAATTTACCCGCTAAATCGGCAGCCCCCTCAAAGGTATCGAATGCCTCTCCGATCTCAAACGCTGCCGCTACGTCAACACCGAGACTTCTAGCTTGTTTTGCCAGCATTTCAAACTGCTTTTTGCCATCTTTACCAAATCTCGCCAGCTTAGGTCCGATCTTTGTAAAATCATCAACAACTTGTGATGTTGGTAGCGCAAGTTCCTGGGCCAGCCCATCAAAGCTCTCAAGTGCCTCTTTGGCTCCATCTACTGATAGACCCATTGATCTGTTTAATAAGTCTATAGCCTTAGCAGAGGCCTCGCCGGAGACACCGAGCTTCTCCATCGTCAAGACCGTAGTAGCCATTTCCTTCTGGGCTTCTGCCGTTAATCCACTAAACGCACTAAATCCCTGATTAAGACTGGTCAGCGCTTTTCCCGCTTGCTCTGTCGAAATACCTAAATGATAATTTTCTGAAACAAGGGATTTTTGTACTTGAACTGATTGGTCAAGAAGCCCTGAATTTCTTTCGACAGCGGCGGCTTGCTTTTCGAACTCGTGCCCCATATTGACCATTGAGGTGACCATTTCAAAGCCACCCTTAGAGAAGTTTAACTGTTCCACACCAGCCATCGATAAGACCGAAGAGAATGTATTAACTGCAAGACCTGTCTTAAAAGACGAGTCGTTTAATTTCTCTAAGGCAAAACTGCTTCGTCTAATTTCCTCTTCGTTCTCAACGAGTATTTCGTTTTGTCTAATTAACGCATCAGCAACAGCTATTGCGCCCGAAGCAACGCCGTCTTTTGCGCCCTCCGTTGCTTCAAGAGCTTTTTTTTGCTCGGTGGCGGTTGCTATGGTTCGTTCTAACTGTTTAGCTAGAACTTCATTGCCTTCGGCTCTAGCTTTTGCAAGTTCAGTTTCGGATGTTACAAGGTTTCGAACAACAGCCTGATATTCTGATGTGGTTGCGTTAACATTATCATAAGCACCCAACTGCTCTTTGAGGATACCTACGACGTCTGAAAGCTGCTTACGAGTAATACCGCCCTGGGCTGCTAAGTCTTTTTGAATCTGAAGAGCTTTTTCGGCAGCATCATTATTATCCTCTTGAGCCTCCGTGCCTTCTTTTACGGTTTCATTGTAATCCTCAAGCTGCTGTTGAAGCTCTGGCGGCACACCTTTAAATTCGTCATCCTGAAACACACGAACCCTTTTCTTTCCTTTTTCTGGAAAGATGCTTGTTCCTGATTGTATGATGATAAATTTCTTTTTAGCCATTCAGATGAGCCCTATGGATTCTTGATTGGCCAATTTATCTTTGCCTCTCGCTCGAATCTTTTGATAGCAACATTAAGCTTTGATTTTTGCTTATAGGTCAGAGGATCATCAAGTCCATACTTCTTAATGTAATCCATATATCTTTTTTCATTTACCAGCGCATCTGTAAAACGCTGCACCTCTATTCGGTTACCTCTAACCTTGACAGGTATTCTTCTACCTTTGTACATCTTTGATAACAGATATTCAATCCAGGCAGCGAAAACATGAAGTATGTTTTCATTAAGCTCCCCCTTGCGGGCAGCACCCAAATCAAACACCATATCTTTTAGTTGATCTTCAGTAAGCACAAGTATACCTCAGCAATATAGATGGTTGCTTAATAAATAGGTTGCAAATAACTATTTTAGTTATATTTACCGACGCTTGGATTTAGCTTTCCTCATAGCGTCTTCGTGCTGCTTATTTTCTTTTTCCTTTTGTTCCACAAGTCGCTTCATAAACCATCGCCGCAGAACAATGGGCAAGTTGTAAGCCTCAAAGAAACTCCAGCCTCCATAGTATTTGAGGTTGAAGAATTCTTCGTACATACTAACGTTGTATTCGTCACTTAGGCCAAAAAAAGTCAGCAGTGAGCGGCACCTCCAGGGCCGCTTGGTGCCCACAACTAGGGCAGTCAAACATTGTCGTCATATCAACGTCTGGACTAATAGCAGTCATAAGATTTCTCAAATGCCTAGAATCTCTAGCCGGCATTGCATTAATAAACTGTAGCTTATTAACCTTATCCGTATTGCCATTGACCGACACAATCATTAAAGCTAGTTGTGTGGTCAGCGTATTTGACGCCTGGTTTGTACGGTCCTTTCGCATAGTATTTTTTGTGATAATCGACTCGTCCTTACCAGTCAACATCCGACACTCGACTGTCGCTTTTGACATTGGAAGTGTCACTCTAAATGTATTAGTCTCTGTTAGTTCGACATTCTCTTCTAATAGCCCAGACTCAAAGTCATTATGACCAAGTTCTTCAAGGTTAAAAGTATGCTCACTGGACTCAAGGCAAGCTGGGCAGGTTACTCTTGTTTGATACTCGGGACCATAACCTGTCATTCTTGCGGTTACTAGAATTGCATTCTTGTCGCCAATCAACAAATCAGGTAAATTAATCTTTTTATTTACAATAATGTTTTCTAAAACACGATCAACAGCAATACCCTTTTTAAGAAGGGATCGATCCGTTAGGATATCCTCTTCCTTGGCTGTCATATATTTAATTTCAATTGTCTCTTCGTTGTGGAGCGGATGGCCAGGTGGATAAAATTTACCCTTGCTTGGTAGCTCTACAAATTCAGTTGGGAGTGCCCAGTTAAATTGTGTATTTGCCGCAGATGCAGCAACAGCCGAAGTCCCCTCGTCCTCTGGAGTTGGGAGATCATCGGCTGCATTGAAGCGTCCTTCATTTCTGCTCATATTTTAAAACCTTTCTAAAAAACTTCAGATGAAATTAGCCTAGAGTTTTTTCTGCCCAGTCAAAAGTAATTTCCATGGTCAACTCAATCATTTCATCAGAGGTATAGTCAAGACTACCACCATAATCCACACTTGTTAAGAAGGCGTTTCTAAGTGTCCACTCTTCGATAACGTTTCCAGCACTGCCTTCCGAACCTACCAACTGAAGTTTAGGATCACCACCAAAAGCATCCGAAAACCCTTTCTTACCTAGAGAGAAGCCGGTAAGCCCAGTCTCGTCCGGAAAGAAGTACCCGGCAGTTCGGAGTCCATCATAAAGAATATTTGTAGGATCGTCTGCCTTGGTGGATGGGGCCACAAGTGTAACAGTGATTGGGTCCCAGGTAACTCGACCGGGGAACTTGAAGTTATAATCAAAATAACTGTGCTCTACCGTGCTAATGTTAGCCTTTGGCATAGTAGCGGTCTTGACATAGTATTCTTGGATGTCCCCAAACTTAAGCTTAAACTTAAATCTTCTTTTAGGATCTACGCCAACTTGTGCCCATGCGATGGTCATTTTTTATTTTCTCCCTTGTATCATTAAATAGGTCCGAAACTTATTTTTAGTCCTCAAAACCGGCTCCGCTATTTGTGACCACGAAGTCGATGGCAAAGAACTCAACGGCCCTGGTGGGCTTAACAAGCAACTTGGCATAAATGATATTCTGATCAACCAAGTCTGGTGTCGTCGTTGTATTGTCAAGAACAAGCTTAAACTCTTCGATACCAAATCTTGACTTAACATCATTGAGAACAACCTCTGCCTGGCGGCGGAAACGATCCCAAGTAACACTAGAGTTTGGATCAAAAATCAACCTTGAGGCGATAAAAGAGATTTCTCTCTTCAAGTAAATCATCAAGCGTCGGACATTAATACG